ACCAAATCCACAAGACTTTATTACTATAGGACCTGAAAGATGGTTTGAAGTGGATGCTCTTGTTCAAGATAGAGTTTTTGTTGAAGACCCAACTAAAACTTCTGATCAACCTGGTATTAAAGTTGGATTATATATAACGACATCTAATAAGTTTATTTCTGAATATACTCCTCAAGGTTTCTGTAAGTTAACATTTGGTGGTGGTAATATTTCTGCTGACGAACAATTAAAAGAATTTGCAAGAGACGGTAAAGGTTTTGATCTTAGTCGTTACACTAATAATTACGCTATGGGTGCGGCGCTTTCACCAAACACAACTTTATTTGTTCAGTATAGAATAGGTGGTGGTTTATCAAGTAATGTTGGTATCAACACAATAACTCAAATTGGTACTGTTTCATTTGCGGTTAACGGACCATCGGCAAGTGCTAATGTAAGTGTGACTAATAGTTTACAGTGTAATAATGTTACTGCGGCTATTGGAGGTGCTAACCCACCAACAACTGAAGATGTTAGAAACATGGTATCATTTAATTTTGCGGCACAAAATAGAGCGGTAACAGTAAATGACTACAATTCAATTTTAAGAACTATGCCAGCACAGTTTGGAGCACCTGCTAAGGTGGCTATAACTGAAGAAAACAACAAAATTAGAATTAAAATGTTGTCTTATGATTCAAGTGGAGTATTAACAAATGTTGTTTCAAATACATTAAAACAAAATGTTGCAAACTACCTTTCTAATTTTAGAATGATTAATGATTACATATCTATTGAGGCTGCCGAAACTATAGATTTGGCGGTAACTGTAAATGTCGTACTTGACAATAGTCAGAACCAAGGTGCGATAATTGCAAAAACAATAGAAATTGTTACAAACTTCTTTAATCCTTTAGTAAGGAACTTAGGGCAGAATGTTAATATATCAGAACTAAAAAGATTAATCCAATCCGAGAACGGTATTGTTTCAGTTTCAGATGTTCTGTTCTTCAACCAAGTTGGAGGTCAATATTCATCAACTCAAACTTCGATGACATATTTAGACCCTGTAACAAGACAAATCCAACCAGTTGCAGATACTTTGTTTGCAACACCAACTCAAATCTACCAAGTTAGATACCCAAATAAGGACATTAATATTAGAGTTCTTAATCTTAAATCTGTTAATTTCTCTTAGTGATTTATTTTTTTTGAAAAAAACCTATTTTTTATTGAAAATAGGAAATAAACTATTTATCAAAAAAAGTAAAATTAATGTCTAAATCATATAGAATAAGGACACAAGTTGGTGTCGATAAATACATAAATGTAAATTTAGAACAAGATTGGGAACAACTTGAGATATTGTCTCTTAAGATTCTTGCCAATAATATTTACACTCGTTTTTGTGCCGACTACGGTGTTGTAACGGGTCGTGTATTTGTAAATGGGGGGTTTGGATTACCAAACGCTAAAGTATCAATTTTTATTCCTTTAACTGATACAGACGAATTAGATCCCGTTATTTCAGAACTATATCCATTTAGAACTATTAACGATACAACTGAGGAGGGTTATAGATATAACCTACTACCTAAGTTACCTTCATACAATGGACATGTATCCACAGGATCATTCCCAAACAAAGGGGATGTATTAATGAATGAATCATATATTGAGGTATATGACAAGTATTATAGATTTTCTGTCACAACAAATGAGAGTGGTGACTTTATGATTTTTGGAGTACCGACTGGTGAACAAACTATTGTAATGGATGTTGACTTATCGGACATTGGATGTTTTTCTTTATCACCACAAGATTTGATACAACAAGGCTTGGCGACAGAAACACAAGTTGATGGTGCGAGATTCAAGTCATCCACAAACTTAAGAGAGTTACCACAAATCAAAAACCTTATCTATACCGTTAATGTTAGACCGTTTTGGGGGAGTGAAGATCTTTGTCAAATTGGTATTACAAGAGTTGACTTTGATTTAACAAAACAAGCCAATATCAATATACAACCTACCGCAATATTCATGGGATCGATAATATCAACAACCGATGATGACGCTTTAAAAGTAAGTTGTAAACCAAAAAACAACACGGGTAATCTTTGTGAGTTGATTGCAGGTCAAGGTGAAATACAAGGAATTAGACAAACAATTTTTTCTGATATCAATGGTTTACCTATTCTTGAAAGATGGAACATAGAACAAGCAGGTAAAGTTATAGATGGAGACGGAACCTACTTAGTTAATGTCCCAATGAACTTGGATTATGTTACCACAAATGAATTTGGTCAACAGGTCTTATCTGCGGATCCTGCAGTTGGGGTACCAACAAAAGGAAAATACAGATTCAAGTTTAGATGGCAAACATCACAAGGATTACAAGGTAGTTTTTTAAGAGCGGACTTTTTAGTTCCAAACATTAAAGAATATGGTTGGACCAATTCAGGAAACGATCCTTTTGACCCTACACAAATTACAAACTACTCTTATCCACAAATCCCTATCGGTTCAATATCAGGGCAAACTGTAAGTCCGCCAGCTGGTGGTTACATAAGTCCGATCTTTTATAATGTCGAAAGTTATTCAATATACATTAATGGTAATCAATATTTTGGATCTCCTGAATCTATACAAATTAATGCAGGAGATACATTACAATTTGTATCAAGTCCTTTAGATAATACGGTGGCTCAAAACATAACATTTCAATTTGTTCCTCAAAATCTTTTTGATGTTTATAGATCTTATGCTTTCAGCACTGATTGGGACGACTACGCTAATTCTCAAGAAGCCATTAATTGTGAAGACAGTTTTTATGAATTTAAATACAATAAGGTTTATACAACTGGAATGTTCTTGGATAGATATAAAAATGGTATTGGTAGAGCAAGACATTTAGGTATAAAAGAAATTGATAACAGAAGCTGTAAGTCTACTGTTAACACATTTCCTGTGAATGACATTATTAGAAATTTTGATTTCATATTTTTTGTTTTCAACATACTAATTAACATTCTGACTTTTCCAATCTTAACATTATTATTCATAGCCCACTTTATTTCATTTATGTGGCCGTTATTAAAATATGTTTTGATTGTTCTTGGAATATATTTTACTTATGAAGCCGGAGTTGCATTAGTGGATTCAATCCAAACAGCGATTTCGGCGTTTAACACGGCATTGGACATGGTAAGTTTTGGTGCGGGTGCGGTGGTAAATGTTGGAAGTATTTTAGAGGCGGTAAGATTAGTTTTATCTGCTGCGGCTAAAGTTATTGTTGCGACATTTAAATTGGGATTAGCCTTAGCATTTACTGCTGTAGCTGTGGTTGCCGCGGCGAGAATAAAAGGTTTCCCAAGAATTGGTTTACCTATGATCTCTTATCCTGATTGTACAAGTTGTGATTGTGATTGTAAAAGTGCTGAAATGGATGACGATTTCAATGAAAGTTCTGTAACTCAAGAAATTGAAGCGGCGGGAGCCGCAAATAGCACTCAAGGTGGGGCGGAAGTTTTATCCGTTCCTAAAACTTTGATAGCACCTATTAATTATTCGGGGTCTTATAATATTGACCACCCAAATTTGAGCGTTAATGAAAATAACGAAGGTCCATATCATCCTTGTGATAGTTTGGGAACTTTGATTGGTGATCAAGCACTATCAGCGGATTTGGCCGTTAGAGCATCTTTAGATTTTCTTAGATTATTTTCAGGGTATGATGTTATTTCATCAACATCAAATAATAAATACATACCAAATCCTCAGTACTTGTTAAAGGCTCCACAACCTTTTCTTTTCACAGGTAAAAAAAAATCACCACTTTTTTTAGATGCCATTGCAGATGAAAGGGGGTTTGCATTTCCAAAAAGTGTGACATTAAGTCAAAAATTAAACGAGTTTAATACTCGAGATAAGTACTTCAAAAGTAGTACAACAACATCAAACGGTACTGGTGTTAATAGAATTAAAACAACTGTAAATCCATCCTTGGGGTCTTCATTCTATGAAGATCAAGTTCTCGTTGTTTTAATGAATTCAGGGACAGCATCACAATTAGGTGTTGGAAATTTAGTTACATTCCAAGACCCAAATTATGTTAATCCAAACTTTACCTCACCAGGAAACAGATTAACTAACTTGACAGGTGCCACTACCAATCAATTCCAAAACAATGCGATAACAGGTGTAACAACAACAGGTAATACAATTTCCGTACAAATACCGTATGCAAACCCTAACTCACCAACTTCTTTTTATTCACCAACACCAAATGTTATTATCGTTTCACCTCAAGTGAGTCAATTAAGTGTTCAAGGTAATAATAATGTCGAACAATCCTATCTACAATACCCAACAGATATTGAATATTTTCAGTTAATTACTGGAGTTACTTATACAGATTTTATTACACAAGCTAACACAACAGCCACAGGATTTTTCCCATCTTTATATCTATTACATGATGCTGTCGTTGGGGTAAACCAATGTGGTGTTACAGATCTTATTTATAATAATGTAATTACAAGAGTGACAGATTACGAAAATTTTGAGATCTGTATTTTTGTTCGAGGAGTTGATCCTCATAGTACAAAACAACCTACAATTGAATACGATCTATCTAAGATTTTTGGAAAGTCCTATGGGCAAGGACCAATTGTTAGTGGAAGTTATTATCTTAATAGACCAATCCAACCAACATCAGGAACAGGATATAAACCATTAAGTCATAATACCGCAAACAATACAACAGCCAATTTATATTTCCCATCATTTACATTTACACCATCGAATTATACCGGTTTCACGTCGGATTATCCTTACTATTACTTAAGTACTGATGATAGTATATCGACAAATTATACTCCATATCCTGGTCAATGGCAAACAAATATAAATTCAAGTAATCAGATATTAACAAATACTAATGGTAGACAATTACCT